TAGCTGGTGCTATCTATGATATTGCACAAGCATTTGACGAGAGAGACATTCCTCCAACAGATCGCTTCTGTGTATTACCACCTGCTGAGTATTACAAGTTAGCTGAAACAGCTACAAGAACTGTAGACGTTGACTTCAACCCACAGGGTAATGGTTCGTTTGCTTCTGGTAAGGTACAACAAGTTGCTGGCATACCAATCATGATGTCAAACAACGTACCTCAGAGTAACGTAGGATCTAACCCAAGTGGTGCGAACAACACTTACTCAGGTGACGATAGTAAAACTATTGGTCTTGTCTTCCACAAGTCTGCTGTTGGTACAGTAAAACTTATGGATATGACAACTGAGATCTCTGGTTCTGACTACGGAATTATGTATCAGGGTACATTAATGGTTGCTAAGTATGCTCTTGGTCATGGAATCCTAAGACCAGAATGTGCAGCTACTATTAAGCTATCTGCTTCTTAATTTCAATTTTTAGGGTATCTTATTATTAGATACCCTTTTTTTATACCCATGTATCATTCAAAAAAGAAAAAAAAGAAAGGTGGGAGAGACTCACTTAAAATTAAAAAGAAAGGTTATTAATTATGTTTGGTAAAAAGAAAAAAGGTATTCTTGGATTAAAAGGTCAAGCTTATCTTGATGCTTATAACAATCAAATGAAAGAAACAGGCAAATCAACTCTTGCTGAAAAAGCTAGGTTTTTTAAAGAAACTCAAAAATTAAGAAGAATAGCTGAAAAGGAGGCTGGTAGCTAATGGCTGTAGCTGCAACCACCGAACTTCAATGTATCAACATTATGTTGGCTGCAATAGGAGAAGCTCCTATTAACAGTCTTGTAGGGTTACTTCCAGCAGATGCCGTTACTGCACAGTCAACTCTTCTTGAAGCTAATAAAAGTATTCAATCAGAAGGTTGGTCTTTTAATACAGAAATAGATGTAACCTTTACACGAGATGGATCAAATCAAATTAATTTGCCAACAAACATTCTTAGAATTGATGCTAATGTTAATCATCACCCAACGATAGATCCTATACAACGTGGCACAAAATTATATGACAGACAAAATAATAAATATGAATTTGATGAAGATTTAATTTGTACTGTTGTTTATTTTAGAGATTTTGATGAAATACCAGAACCAGCTAGACATTATATGAACATACAAGCTGCAAGAAAATTTGTTGACAGAATTGTAAGTGACCAAGCATTAAGAACTTATACATTACAAGACGAACAAAGAGCTAGAGCAATACTAATGGAAACTGATTTATCAAACGGAGATCACAATATACTAAGAGGTGATCCCTCTCTTACCAGTATCTTTGATACTTACAATCCTTCTAGTGCTTTAATTAGATAACTATGGGTGTTATATCAAGAGCTATACCTACATTATTAAGAGGTATATCTCAGTCTTCTGATGCTTTGAAGCAAGCCGATCATGCTGACATACAAGACAATGCTGATAGCAACCCTGTTCTTGGTCTTTCAAAAAGATCAGGATCACAATTTTTAGCTACAGTTGGCAACTCTACTCTTGGTAATGTTCATATACAAACTATCAATAGAGATGCTACTGAACAATATGTAGCAATATTTAGTAATGGTGATGTCAAGGTTTTTGAATTAGATGGTACAGAAAAAACAGTAAACAAGCCAGATGGTACTAATTATTTAAATACTTCAGACCCTAGAAGTGTAATGAAGACAGTAACTATTGCTGACTTTACTTTTGTTGTTAATACAAGTATTACAACTGCAATGGATACAGCAGTATCAAATAGTGCCAGCAATATAACTCAAGCAGTCATATTTATAAAACAAGCAACATCAAAAACAACTTATTCTGTAACTGTAGATGGTGTAACAGTTACAGATGACACTACTGGTAATGATCCTTTATCAACTGATACTGTAGCTTCTGATCTTGCAGGTGGTTTAAATTCTGGTCTTACAGGTTTTACGATTGCTAGAAATGGTCCTGTAATACATATTAAAAAAAATGATGGTAGCAATTTTTCAATAGATGGTAACGACTCTCAGGGTAATACCAAAATGACTATTATCAAAAATACAGTACAGCAGTTTACTGATCTTCCTAATGTATCGCCTAATGGGTATGTAGTAGAGATTGTTGGTGATGAAGGTACAGCCTTTGATAATTATTACGTTAAATTTGCAACTAATAATGGCAATGCTTTTGAAGAAGGGCAATGGCAAGAAACTGTAGAAGCTGGCATACCTTTTAAATTTAATTACGACACAATGCCACACGTTCTTATACGTCAAGCTGATGGTAATTTTAGATTTGCAAGAGTAGATGGAGATACATATACAATATCTGGAACTGATTTTACATTACCTCAATGGGGTGAACGTGTTGTAGGTGATTTAGTATCATCACCAAATCCTTCTTTTATTGGTAATAAGATTAATAACGTATTTTTCTTTAGAAACAGACTTGGATTTCTTGCAGCAGATAATGTAATACTTTCAACAGTCTCAGAGTTTTTTAATTTTTTTCCAGAAACAGTTATATCAGTTTTAGATACTGAACCTATAGACGTAGCTGCATCTCACACAAAGGTTGCAATACTTAAACACGCGGTAACTATGGGAGAAAAACTTATATTATTTTCTGAACAAACGCAATTTGTATTATCAAGTTCAGCAGATAACCTTACACCTTCAACAGCTAACGTACTGGTACAAACTGAGTTTGAAAGTAACGCAGCAGCACAGCCTGTTGGTTCTGGTTCTTCTATTTATTTCTTAACTAAAAAAGGTTCTTTTGCAGGTATTAGAGAATATATTATTGCAGGTGGTCAACAAATCCAAGATGCTGCAAACACAACAATTCATGTACCAAGACTAATACCAAGTGGCATTTTTAAAATGGCAGTATCAAACAACCAAGATATTCTTGTTTTGCTTGGTACAGAAAATCCAAACAAATTATATGTAAACAGATGGTTATATGGTGAAGGGTTTAGTAAAGCATTAAACGCTTGGTTTACTTATACATTAAACAGTAATAGGTCTATATTAAATATTGATTTTATTGGTACTGATTTAATATTGGTAATAGAAGAAGCTAATGGTGTAACCCTAGAAAAAATACCATTTGAAACTAACTTTAGAGAACCTAATGCAGAGTTTGAATATCACCTAGATCATAAAGTAACTGAAGCTACTAGCGGTGTATCTGTTGCTTACAACTCTGCTACTGGTATCTCTACATTTACAGTTCCTTATAGATTAAGAGCCAACATGAATATTATTGGTCGTTATCTTGCCAGCAATGAAACAAGTACGTTTGTAGATGCTGAAGGCAATACAAAAACTCTTGTATCAGGACAAGCACTTACAACTACCAATACATCAGATGGATCTACTTCTACAATTACAGCAACAGGTGATTTTAGAAATAGTAAATTTATTATTGGTGAACCTTTTGAAATGCACTATAGATTTAGTAAACAAAGATTAACTCAAGGCGGTGGAGGTGCTTCTGAACTTATAAGTGGTCGATTACAAATACATCATTTTTATATTAAGTATGAAGATTCTGGTTTCTTTCAAGTAGAAGTAACACCTGAGAATAGAGATACATCATTACATAAATTTACTGGTCGTTTGCTTGGTGCTGCTTCTGCTTCGATTGGTCAGATTAATTTAGATACAGGTACATTTAAAGTACCAATTATGAGTAAGTCAGATAGAGTAGATATAGATGTAAAGAACAATACGTTTTTGCCTACTTTATTAGCTAGTGCAGAATTTGAAGGAGTATTTCACATGAGGAGTAGAAGAGTTTAATGGGATATTTAAGAAAATCAAAACTATCAGATCTTAACTATGTATGTCAAAACATGAGAATGATGGATCGACTTGAAAGTAAATATCAGACAGGACAAGATCCAGAAGATGCTTTGCGTTTGTCTTATTTGTATGGCGAAAAAGTATTGACTATAGCTGGTGATAAAGATCAACCTATGGGATTATGTGGAGTAATAAAAGATGGTTGTATATGGTGTATCATGACAGATGAACTATTTGAGAATAAAAAATATAAAATACAACTTATTAGAAAAGGTAGAGAATGGGTAGATAATTTGTTGAAATCTTATAAACTCCTATATAATTTTGTATATGCAGAGAATCATGCTGCTATAAAGTGGCTAGAAGCTCTCGGTTTTGTTTTTATAAAGTATCACGAAAAGTATGGTCAACATGAAAAACCATTCTATGAATTTTTGAGGATTGCCTAAATGTGTAGTCTTGTTGGTGCTAGTGCTGGTATAAGTTTATTTCAAGGGCTTGCTATGCGTGGTGCTGCACAAGACGCTGCTGAACAAGCATATCAAACAGAGGTGGCAGGTGTAGCTAATGCTGAAACTGATAAAAGAAATAAACAAGCAGCATTAATGGAACAACAAAGTGATAAAGAAAAAACTTCCGCACAAGATAAATTTGCTAAAAGTATTGATGCCTTAAAAGCTAGAGCTTCACTCTTAGCTTCAGAAAGATCAGGTGTAAGT